TGTTGAGTTAGCAATCTTTGCATTTGTTACTGCATTTGACTGAAGTTTTGCAGAAGAGATAGTTCCATCAGCAGGAACAACCGAACTCTCATGTGTTCCAGCAATATGAAGAACGTACATATCCAAACCATTTGCTGGTGCATTACCACTTCCAAAGTCTAGAGTTGTTCCATTCACTGTATAGGCAGTAGTAGGTTCTTGGCGAACATTACCTACGAATACTGCAATATCAGTTGCAGATGCAACTTGTTTACTTAGTGTAAATGTTGTATCTGAACCATTTGGTGTAAAACTATCTTTAACGATTGTTGCAAAACCAGCGGTTGGATTTTTTCCTATGAACGGCATTCTATATCACCCTTATGCTTTTTCCATTAGACCCATAACTACGTCTAGAGCAGAACCAGTGCCTGCCTTGACTTTGAGGATATCTCCAGCCTCCAAAATATATTTCTGTCCAGCGAGTGTTTCCAATGTAGTATTCGCTGGGATACTTACATTTTCTAAAAGTTGAAAGTCAGCAGTTGCAGAGGTATCTCTAAACTGAACCTGTACTGTCACAGCGTTTGTTGTCTTGTTTGCAACTGCAAGTCCAAGAACAACAGTCTGTGTATTAGCAGGACAAGTATATAAGTTTACATATTGACTATTAGATACGTTTGCCAATGCTGCGTTTTTAAAAGTGTTCGCCATTTTATTTTCCTATATTATCCTAACGCAATTGCCAGAGCTGTTGCATCGTCCTCTGGGTCAAAGTTTAGTTTTGCTTTGGTAACATTTGCATCTGCTATTTTCGCAGTTGTGATTGCTCCATCTGCAACAGTATTTAGTGTGTTCACTCCGTTTAATTGGATACACTGAATATTATTTGTTCCTGCTGGGGGAGCAGAAGTAAATGTAAGAACGTCACCAACGACTGTGTATGCATATGATGAACCGTATCTCTGATAAACATTATCCACAAACACAGCAAAATTTCCAGCGTTATTTGCGGCTGGTGTCCTTGTCAATGTAAATGTAGTATCCGAACCATCACCATTGAACTCGTCTATGTGCGTTGCCGAAGTAGCAGAAGTTGCAGTAAGAATTTCATTACCAAGATATACAATAGAGATTCTACCAGCGGCATCAGGTGCTTCTGAAAAATTAATTTGTGGTTGTCCACCATTATTATTTGTTGAGTATGAATGTTCTGGTTCTTGAACAATACCATCCAGTACCACCAACAAAGATGTTGGCACGGCCATATGATCAAGATTGAATTGTGTGGTTGTACCATCACCTGTCAATACTTGTCTATCGAATACTCCGTATGTAGGACTTGCTCCAATATATGCCATTATTGTCTACCTTTATTTTCCATTACTATTTATCTGTCTCAACCCATTTTGTGTTTGACTCATCCCACTTATAAATCTTACCATCATCTGGTTTTTTAACTGGTGCTTCCCACATACAGGTTTCTTCATTAAGTTTCCAAGAAAAAAATGCATTATCTTTTGGTGGAATGAAAGCATTTTTTTCTGAATCATAAGTGTATCCAAGTCCAGCAAAGTTTTTCCTTTGTCTACCAGCCTCTTCATTAATTGCAGTCTCTTGATCTTCTACTGGTTCACCACTCTCTAAATCATAGTATACCCCACCCTTAATATTGTAAGAAGTTTGAATCCAAAAATCTTTATCTGGTAAATTGTTAATAAAATCTTCATCAGCAACAATAACTTGTTCTACTATTTTTGTAAGTCCATTAACTCTTGCATAGTGCGCCATTTACATAATCTCCTTAAATAGTCGTTGTATTATATCTGATGACAACAAGCCCAGAACCACCGTTACCACCAATGGAGGCACCACGCCCAGCACCGCCACCGCCACCACCAGTGTTTGCGCTTCCAGCATTGCCATTGGTGCTACTTAGTGATCCATTTCCACCGCCATGTGTTCCAGAACCAACAGTCTGGGCGCCGCCCCCACTATAGACACCACCACCGCCACCGCCGGCATATGTCACGGCAGAACCAGTAATTGATGATGCAGTTCCATTTCCACCGTTTCCACCAGAACCATTTGGGGAAGTAGAACCGCTAAAGTTTCCACCTGCTCCACCAGAACCAGCGCCCCCACCAGAACAGAAGGGTTGCCCAGCAGAACCATTTCCTCCAGAATTTCCATCTGATGTGGTATATGTGGGTACGGTATGGACAAAGCCAGGCCGTCCAGCACCAACACCACTAGCGCCATCAGTGACACCAGTGCCGCCGCCACCATTTGCTTGGTCTTGGTTATATGAACCCCAAGTACTTGTTACTGTACCTGAACCGAAGGAGGCCATTCCACCACCGCCACCATATGCAATAGGGATACTATAACCACCGCCAGGCGAAGGAACAAGTCCACTTATAGATGATGCATTACCAAGGCGTCCACCTTGATTTCCACCTGATCCGCCTGCTCCACCAGCCCCAACTGTAATAGTTGCAGCACCAGTAGTAGACATTGTTATAGGATTAGTTGATACCATCACGGCGCCACCACCACCGCCGCCACCATTATCATCTCCACCACCACCGCCGGCGGCGACAATAAGAATTTCAGTGGATAGGTTTGCAATTGTATTTGTAAATGCTCCAGATGACGTAAATGAATGTATTCTGAAATTACCAGAAGTCGTAACTGTTCCACCAGAAGGAAGTGCAACGGCAGTTTTATTAATTGGTGAAGAAAGGGAATTATCAGAGTTTGTAACTTTAATTGCAACAACTCTTCCGGCAGTTACATTAGAAAATACTGAACTAGGAACTGACACAGTTGCAGCAGTATCACTTGAAGGTGTTACTGTAACATCAACGTCAATATTATCAGCCGATTGGGAAAAGTTTACTACTAGGTTTGAAGTAAGGAATCCTGAACCAGCCAATATTAAATCAGTGCCTGATGCACCAGCATAGATATTTCCAGTAACAGAATTAAGTTGACAAAATGCCGCGGCAACCTTTAACCATGCATTACCATTATAATTTTCTAGAGCATTGATTGTTGAATTAAATCTCAAATTACCAGATGTAGGACTACTCGGCCTTTGTGCAGTAGTTCCCACTGGAATATCAAATGCACCAGTTGAGTCCGTTTGGACATTATAGATTTCTGTTTCAGCGACTGATTTTGATTTACTTGGCATTAGATTTGATACCTCACCATTATTTCTGATGCATTTTGTGGTGCAAAAGTTGTTGTTAATACTTGTCCACTAATTGAATAGTCTGTTGTTGGTTTTAAACAAACACCATTATAGAAAACAAATGCGTTATTAGTTGGAACACCAGTATGTGTTAAAGTAAATGTAGTATCCGAACCATCACCTGTGAATGAATCATAGATGTAGTCTGGGCCTCTACGAAGAACTCCACGAACACCCATATGTTTTACTTCAATCTCTGATGTGTTTGCTGGGTTTGATGTAAAGGTTAGTGTACTACCAGATATTGTATAGTTAGTTGTAATTTTTTGAAGAATACCATCTACAAAAACTAAAACTGAATTTGAATTTGGTGGGGTTTCAGTTAAAGTGAATGCGGCGGTATTACCATCAGCAACAAATGTGTCTGTAGTGAAACCTTTCATAGTATCAGTCAATTGGTCTGGGCCTACTGAACCTGTAGGTGGTTTCATTGATGTAGAACCAATACCTCTATGAATTACATAGATAGATGCTGTAGAAGGAACTGCTGCTGTAAACTGAAGAATTCTTGGTTGAGAAGATGCGTTCTCGTGAATTAAATAAGCAACGTCTGGTTCTTGAACCACGTTATCTAAAACCACATGAAGGTTTTCAGTATTCGCACCGTCAACATCAGTATCTAGTTCTTTTGCGTTAGTATATGCAACACCACTAACAGTAATAGTACCTAGTGCAGAACCAAGAAAATCTTCTTTCTGAAATGCAGCCGATACTCTGTTTGGAGCTGATACACCAATATATCCGTCAGACATTCACTTACCCCTTACGTTACATCTTGTAGAATTGACGCAACCACATCAACTGTTGCGGCAGAAGCATATACTTGAATTTTATCATCACCGTTCAAAACAATCTTCTGGCCAGATACTGCCTTCAACGCAGAACCAACTGGAACTGGAGCATTCTTTACGAGATGATAACTTGCAGAAGCAGAACTATCTCTAATAAGAACGGTAACAGTTACAGCAGATGTTCCTGTGTTCGCAATATCAAGTTCGATAAGAATTGAGTTGACAGCAGAACCATTGTTTGAAGTATACACATCTGTAGGTGAAGCAGAGTTAGTGCTTACACTTGTTGCAAATGCGTTCTTAAAATTGTTTGCCATTCTAATTCTTCCCTTTTATAGTATTATTTATATTACTTATCCAAGTGCAACTGCCAATGCAATACCAAAACCTTCAGTGGCTATCTTACCACCAATAAGAGGAAACTGCAATGTGCCAGTCATTGTTCCACTTGAATCTGTAATTGCACCATTGATACCAATACCAGTATTCAATGATGAAAGTTTTGTTGCTCCATTGAATTGAACATCAACACCTAATGTCGCATCAACTTCAGTTCTATTGTTACTATCAATCTTTAGATTACCAGTACCATTATGAACCACTTGTGAATGACTACTATCGTGAAATATTTGCAAATCATCACTTGTGCCAAATTTAATTCTTTCACTAGACGCACCTGTAGAATCATCAAAGTCAATTACCGTAGGAAAGAGAACAGAACTAAGTCCTGATTCTAATTCTTTAATTGCTTCGACAACATCTGATACTGCGTTTCCATTGACAGAAGTGGGTAGATTACTGATATCACCGACATCAGTAGCAAGTTCATTAAACTCAACTCTCCACTCTTCAAATGTAAATGTAGCTGGTGCGTTACGATCTGCCATTATTTTCTATCCATTAGTTGCATCAATAGAGATTTGATTTCGTGCATCTCACACTTTAAAGTATTTATCTCTCTAACTGCATCTCTCAATTGATCCTTTTGTTTCTTTTTATTTTCCATCATCTTCATGTAACTAGTATAAGTTGATGTATCAGTATTAATAATTGCATGAGATTTTTCTTCTCTCACATATTCACTGTGTCCTTCTACCTTAATATACGTCATAGTGCAAGCGCCAGTACTCTAAGGTTTTTAATTTTTGGAACTTCTACTGTAGAAGTAGATTTGAATTCAAATTTCACAGCCACAGTAGAGAAAGAATTTAGTCCAGAGATTGTGTGTTCCCTTTCCCTAAACAATTCTCTATTCTCATCTGGATTATCAGTTACGTCTGTATTAGATAATACATATGGAATATCATCAAAGTTTCTAGGATCACCTTCTTCAGCAATTTTATAATATATTTGCAAGATTGATGGTTCTGGACGATTTGCCTCATACAAAATTTTCAGTGCAGTTGCTGGATTTGCAAGAGTAAATCTCTTTGTAATATAGTTTGCTTCGTTTGAAGTTCCTTCTGGTGCAATACCATCAAGATAGTTTTCGTGTTGAGTAATCACAACAGACTGGCCAGCACTTTCAGTTGCAGTCGCTGGAATTACAGTGAAACTTGCACCATCAGTTGCAACACTAGTAACAGTAAATGTTGAGTTGTTGTTAGAACTTCCAGAAATAGTTATTTCTTTACCAACATCTAGAGTTTGAATATCTGCTCTAATCGTTCCACTTGCAGTTGCAGATATTGTATTGCCACTAAATGAAACACCTGTGGATACAGGTAGAGCTCTATCGTCAATCTCTGTCACGTTCTTTGTTGTTCTTGTGTAGTTTGAAATCCTATTAGAAGTCATACACAATGAAACTCTTTCTGTATCAATAACTGGTGACAGATAAGAATTCGTTGTTGTCATAATTGCTTCTAGTTTTGCAGATGTACCACTGATAATATTATTTGCTCTACCACCTGTTAGTTTGACTACTGCATTTTCTTCAGATGCAATAATATTTCTTAGTGGTGGATAATAGTTATCATTTTCTTGAACAGTTCTGACTGACTGTTTAGAATAACCACTGGACATTCCTGTGTAACGATATACAAGAGATGTTTGTGGGAAGTTAAGTTGAGATATGGCAGGTTGAATAATATCACCAGCCAAGTTCATGGTTGCCTTGATACCACTTCCACCGAAGAAGTCATTACCAAGAACACTATTTGAACCTGTGATATCTGCATTATCAAGTGTGATAACATAAGTATCAATTGTAACTTCAGAAACACTATGTTGTTTATTCAGTGCATCGGCTTTTATTCCCTGAGTTGATGAATTTGCTCCATAGAACCCATCTGCAATACCACTAAAGGTAACTTTGTCTGCATTTGTAAATCCATGATTCATGTGATGTACACGAACCTTATTTGTTCCAGTTGCACACTGGAATGGATTTGCTTTTAGTTCTCTCTTTGGAAGAGCACTGTTTACAAATACTGGATTACCAGTTGCAGTAGTTTGGAAATCTGCACGATTAAGAGTAAACTTAACATCTCTGTACTGGTGTGGAGTCCATGCCTGTCCATTCTGTGATAAGAACAATGTTCCTGTCAATGGATTGGCAGAGACAACACGATTGTCAGTTAGATTAGTTTGTCCAACCTCTGAGAAGAATACTCTACATCCTGGCTCATCAACCTTAATGACAAATGCATATTCAACATCGTCAGTTAGATATACAGGAGAAGGGAATGTAAATCTAGTTGGAACAGATGCATCATCCGATACATTCACATCCTTTGCGTCTAGAATTCTTTGTGCAATAATTTTTAGTGATGGATGTCCATCAACAGCATTTACAAGTTGTACATATACTGGGCGTGTTCCACGAGTCTGGAAGAACAAGTCAATTGATGTAACAAATGCACCATTAACACCTTCTGAAATAAATGTCTGTCCTAGTGGATCGTGACGGCCTGGTGAGCCTCCACCATCTCCAAATGATTGGAATGCAATTGTCTGTGACCTTGTAGAGGCCGCACCACGAACATCACGAGAGATGACACGAGTATCTTGCACTCTATCACGAACAAACTCTGCTCTTCTTACATTAAGAATAGTTTGCTCTCTTTCTTCTGCAATACCAGTTGCACTATAAATCTTTTCTGCCTTTGATGAGTGAAGTCCTATCTCTGGATTATTATTAACATTGTCAATAAGTCTAAGAACTCTTTCACCAGTTCTAAATCTCAAAGATTCACTATTAGGAATTGTAAAGACACCAGAAATTTTACCATCATCATCTGTCACAATATTAGTAGTATCTACATTCATAGAAGGAACAGTTGTTGATGAAGTTGAACCATTAATACCTGAGATTTGACAAAGGTTTGTTCCACCATCAGTTGTTCTTGGAACAGAACCAGATAGGTTATCACTAATTGCGAAACCATTCTGTACGTTGTTTACTCTGATATCTACTGGAAGCTCAGTTGAAGTTAAAGTTTCAACCTGTGCCACAACATGGGCAGAGGCCTGAAGTCTCTGACAAGAACCACCAGATGAATATGAAGCAATAGTTCCTAATGCACTACCATCAATTTCTTGAATGGTAATTGTACTTCCACTTACACCTGTGACAACATAGTTATTGTTTCTAGATGTAGTAAAGTTTAATCTTGTTGAACCACCAATACTACTAAACTGTACATGGTGTCCTACTGCAATACCAGATACACTTGCAAGAGTAATCGTTGCAGTAGTATCATTATTCTTTACGACACCTGTTACGTTAGTGGCAGTATGTGTTTGGTTTTTAATAATGTCACCAAATCCAAATGCCTGTACTGCGTCACCGTTAAAGAATCTTGCTGAGTCAGTAGAACTTTCTGGGCCTGGAAGTTCTGTATTATTAAAATCAAAGTTTGATCTTGACCCTGAAGTTACTGTAAATACATCATCTGGACGGAAGAAGTCTGTTACATTTTCGTTATCAAAGAATGCAAACATCTTTGTGTTAGGACGCATATTTGCAACAAAAACACTAACAGGCCTTGAACGCATAAATGGTATCATATTAATACCAACAATTCTATCACCCAAATTATGTGAGTCTACTGAGGATTGAATAGAAGTTTCAATACCAGAACGAGTTTGCCCTACTTGTTGTGTTCCAACTGCTCTAGTAGTTGTCGTTCTGATAGTTGCAATACCACCACCAGTATTAATTCTTTGTGTACTAGATGAACTTTGTGTACCTGTCCACTGTCTAGCACCAAACCAAGAGTTCTGCCATGAGTTCCAAACTGTACCAGTTATACCCATCTCTTCTGCAAGACGATTAATAACATCAAAGTTATTATCATCATCTACAACAACATCAGGCCTGCGTGTAACATCTTGCCAGTCATCTGAATATGGAACGAGTGTCATCTCACCAGTAAATGGTGCAACCTTGTATGGGTTTACATCGAAACTATCTGTTGCATATGGATTTTCAATATAACTAACTTCTGAGTATGGAAGAGTTATAATACCATCTTCATGTTTTCTATAACCAGAAGATGCTCTTGCAGATGCAGAAGATAAAGTCTCAATCATATTTACATTGTCAGAGAATGCCATTGGACGGGCAAGACGTTTTTGAAAGTCAACAGCAATTTTATAATCTGGACTTTCATAATCACCGATTGCGTGTCCTGTAAAGTTATCTACTATGAAACCATTTTTGAGTCTATCATTTCCATCACTATCTTTTAATACAAGTGATGCGGCCTCTTTCTCTAGAAGATTGAGTGAAGTATAATATTCTAGGTTGGTAATTCTCTTGTCAAGTTTACCAATATCTCTCATTGTATATCTACGATTATCAAGTTTTCTAATATTGATTTCATCTAGTCCAATAACATATGGAGACATGGTTGTTTCAAAGAGAACCATACCACTATCTGGAGCCTGTGGAGTTGTAGGAGTAAGTGAAGGAACACCTTCTATAATATTAAACTTACCAAGTCTGTCCATGAAAATCAAATCTTTTCTTCCTAAGAAGAATGAGAAGTCTGCCTCAAGATTTGTACCAATAAATGGAAGTTCTGTTATAGATGCAGTTGCACCAGCAAATGTTCCACTGTCATCCACACGAGGCCTGAAGTCAAAACAATCTCTTAACTCAAAAGAAGTACCACTGTCCTTTGAAATGAATGTTGGAATGTTTTCATAAGTAACCTGTCCAGTATATGAATCTACTGAGAAATAGTCACCGGCGCCATGTGTAAAGAAATCAAATGTTACACGAATAGAACCTGTAGGAACAGGTTGGCCTGGTTTCAATCTGATTGATGCAAGTCCATAAAACGCATCTCTCATACCAGTATCGAAAGTATATCTATCTGTAATATCAATTTGATTTGTTGTGCTGTATGTACCAAAGGCAGTCGCCATCTTTACAGAATGAAGTTTAAATCCATCTGCCTTGCCCAATGTAACATTCGTTAATGCAGTTGCGGCAGACGTTGTAATTTCTGTAGTATGATTTTCAACAAGAGTTTTAGTTTTTTCTGTTGCCGCAGTTGAACTCACATCTACAGATGCTATCAGAGCAACACTATCACCAGATGCGGCAGGAGTTGATGGGAGACTAGTAAGGTTTGCAAATTGAACAGTAAGTCCACCAGAAGAAACAGTAATATCACTTGTTCTTAGTGGAAGAACTCTACCCACAGTAGATGCATTAGAACTTGCAGTAATGACAAGTGTATAGTTTTGTAAGTTTGAAGCCGATGCAAAGGATTCATTATCCGTTACTTGGAACTGTGCAACACCAGCACCAGAAACCTGTACAGGAGTGAACTGCCTTCTCAAGGTATATGATGTGGATTGTTCGTTATCTGGATTGGTTGTTGAGTCACCCCTAACTTTTCTAAGTCTGAAAAAGTTTGAGTCAAAGACAAGAGGTTTATTATTTGCCTCTTCAATCCTTGCATTAAATCTTTTTACAGAACCACCGTTGATTGCACCACCACTATATGCAGAGCCAGGGATAGTTGCACTCAAATTATTTACAACTGTGACTGGGCCAAGTCTTGTTCCGTTTAGGAAAATGTAATCACCATTTTTTAATTCAGTAGCAAATAGAGTTCCTACACCAGTAATTGTAGTACCACCAGAACCAATAGATGCAGTTCCGAAAAGTGTTGATTGTGTAGGACTTACATCTGCAAGAAAGTTTGCACCATCAAAAGACTTTACATCTCTGTCAAAATCTTTACCTGTATTCATATTCACATCGAATAGACCAAGTTTGAATTTAATATCTGAAAGAGTTGCAGTATAGTCACCATCATGCAAAGAGAATGCACGAACTCTTGCAGTACCCACTTGATTACCACTGCCTGGGTTTCCACCCAAGTCATCGAATAGTGCAACTTCTTCAAATGCATTTATGTCAGGAATTCCTGATACGTTTTCTACAAGTTGAAAATTACCAACAGGAGTCTGAACTGGCCTATCAACTTCTCTATCAAAAGTTCTTGGTTTATCTACAGGAACAATCTGAGAACCCATTGTCTCTAATTCATATCCCTCAACATATGCCTTGCCTGGCTCAATTGAGAATGCAACTTTAGATTCTAATCCACCACCAGTGGAAAGGAACACACCTCTATTTGTTCCATCATTGAGATGTTCTCTCTTTTCAAGTTTAAAAGGACGTACCTCATAGTTACCACTTTCATCAAATGTTCTACGAGCAAGTGTGTGTTCTAGTTGTGAGTAATCAGCATACTTGATAAACTTTTGAATATTACCTTTATCAACACGGGCAAGTTCAATAAAGTCTGTATCATCAGTTGCAGTAAGAGTCTTTTTAACAAGTGTTAAATTAATTTTAAATCTATGGGCGCCAGGCGCATTTACGTTTGACGCTCCTTGTGCGTTATCTAGGAGTGAAGAATCTTCTTCTGGTGTTACAAATGATTCTGAAATTTCCCATCCAATACGGAATGAAGGACGGTTTGAATATTTTTCAAGAAGAATAATTTGTTCAGTATTCTCTACGAAGAAACCATTTACAAAGTAAACGCCTGCGTGAACTAGAACGGCTGAACCAATTCCTACCGAAGTAGAATTAGAACCAATCTGTGCAGTGCGCTCGGTAGTTTGATTTGTTGTAAGTTTGAAGTTTGTGGCAGTAGTATTGTTTGCATTAGTAGAGGTAATTGTTTCCCCTGCCTTAAATTTTTGAGTAACACCATCAGTACCAGTGTTTTCATATTTAATATAAAGAGTAAGAGGGTCAGTATCAGTCGCTGCAACAGTTGTAATAACTCTTGCCTTCAATCCTGTAGTTGTAGATTCAAGTATCTTATCTTGAAATTCTGTTCTATATGTTTCTACTGTCTGTGCATTAAATGTTGACTCTAACTGAACATAGTCATAGAACATATCAATATTCATATCGCCAGGGATTACCATAGAACCCTGTTCAAAGATATGAGAACCTATTTTATTAATCTGCTCCTGTAGAATAGTTTGCAACTGTGTAAGTTCTCTTGCTTGCACAGCGAAACTTGGACGAAACATGACACGATGAAAATTTTTCGTTGTTACATAATCGTCATTATATGGAGTGACGTTGAAGTTTGTTAGCGTGACAGCCATCTATATACACCTTATCTCAAATTAGAATTCTACGACAACTTTAATATCTTCTGTTTGATCAGACGCACGAGAAATTGGACGCCTATTTTCTACATAGATAATATTACCACTGTCTGGTTGTAATTCTGGATTTGCATAACCAGTTGAATTAAATTGCAAAGTGTTACCACCAGCAAGAGTTACAGGGTTTGTTGCTGGTTGTGCAGGCACACCTGTAGAACCAGATGTTGCACCAACAATATCACCAGTACCACTAAATGCAACATAATCACCACTTGTATTTACACCGTATGTTTCAAATCTTTCTTGTAGGTAGTAAAGTATTTTTCTTGTTGCATCATACTCAACAACCCTACCTACTGCACCAGTTGTCGATTGTGAAATTCTCTCATCAGGTTCAAAGGTTGCAGAAGAAGATGAGAATGCAACTGCAAAAGTTTGTCTTGCAGTAGTTCCAGTAAATACACCAGTACCACCATTTGTGGTTGGATCAACTAGAAGTCCTACTTCTCTAAAATCATTTCCTACTGCAAAGTCATCGCCTTCGGCCTGTTCCAGTTTTGCATTCATCATAACATAGTGTCCACCAAGTTCTGCAATTGGATCATGTCCATGTCCAATCCTTGGAGAAATCATTGGAACAATCGCTCCATTAGTTCCTGAACCAAGTGTGGTTGCATTTGAAAGTGTATTACTAGTATATGTTGAGAAGATATCATTTGTCAAATCAACAGTACCATATGTGTAACCAACACCAGCATTTTCTACTTGTGAGTTTCCTACTAGGTTTCCAAATGATTGAATTTCTCCACCAGATACTACAATCTTTACAACACCACCTGTTCCATCTCCACGAATAGGAGCATAGAACGTACCATTAGTATATCCAGAACCACCAGTTACTTTTATCACTTTAACTGGAGCTCCATTGAATGGGGCGGTATCACCAGAGTTTGTTTCAACATCACTTACAACAGTTGAGTTTGATACAACTGGAATAAAGTCAGTTGTGACAAACTTTTGAATCTGTGAAGTAGAAAGTGTAAACATATACTGAAGATAATAACCACCAGAGAAGAAGGGGTCTGACTGAGTCGTTGTTGGCCCAGTTGAACCAGCCTGAATTCCAGTTCCACCATTATTGTCTAGAACTTTGTAAACTTTAAACTCATCAGTAACAAAGTAGTATGTTGAGTCAAAGAGGTTTGTTGCACCAGAGGTTGTAGTGTTAGAAGAACTAATGTTATGTTCATACATATCATAAGTAGTTCCCTCTGCATAGTTTCTTCTAGGTATTACATAAGTAACATCAGTAGTTCCAATGCGTTTGGCAGCAATCATCGAATCCCACTTATAGTTATCAAGTGTAACTGTGTCTACAGGTGTTGGGGGAGTTGTATCTGAACCGCCAGTTGTTCCACTGGTAAAAGGTGAAGTCTTACCAATGAACAAGTAATAGTTATTTGCAGACGCTTCAGAGAATGACTCAAAGAACTGGTCTGCATTGTGTTGTCTAAATTTTTCAGTAATAATCGCTGCCATTGTTTTTTTCCTATAATCTTATTTATTCAGTCTACTCAACTGCATCCCAAGTTTGTTTTTCTTCATTCCAAGTATAATTAAATCCATCATAATCTGATGGATAGTCTACAGGAGGCTCCCATAAGTATGTTGTTTCATTTAGTTTCCAACTATCAAAAGGTTTTGGTGGGAAGAAACCTACTCCATCATAGTTCCAACCTACCCCAGCATAATTTTTTCTTAAAGGTGTTCCCCCACCAGTATGTTCGCCTGCTCTTGTATTATAACTTGTTTGAATCCACTCGCCTGGGGTGTCATCTACAAATGTCTCAAAGAATTCTTCTTCAGCAACTATGACTTTAATTACTTTACCATTTTCTACTTTTGCGTAATGTGCCATTTACATAATCTCCTAATTAACCGTCATGTCATATCTTACAATGACAATACCAGAACCACCGGCACCACCTAGTTGTGGGCCAGAACCTGTCCAAGTGCCGCCTCCACCACCAGAACCAGTATTAACTGTTGCGTCATCACCTATGTTTGCAGCACCAGTACCTTGGTTAACAGCACCGTCACCACCTCCGCCAGTGCCACCAGTACCACCAACACCACCGCCTGGAGTATGATAATTGGAGCCACCGCCGCCGCCCGCTCGAGTAACGGCCGAACCTGTTATATTTGAAGAAACTCCATCACCACCGTCACCACCTTTATTTCCATTAGAAGGAGCAGCGTCACCGACAGCACCAGCGCCGCCTCCGCCGCCTGCGGCATATGGGCCTCCACCTTTACCATTACCGCCTGCATAACCTTGATTTGTAGTACCAGAAGCACCTTGGCCAATATCAGTGGCAGAACCAGAAGCACCGCCACCGCCGCTACCGCCGCTGACACCATCTCTCAGTGTATCACCATCAGTTGCATAAGCACCGCCGCCTCCACCTTTTATGGATGTAATTGAACCAAAAACTGAGTCATTTCCAGCTTGTCCATGTGTCGCAGCATTACTCCTTGCGACAGCGGCACCACCAGCACCACCGGCACCTACTGTTACACTCGTACTTCCTGATAAAGAAATTCTTGCCTCGGCTGAACCACCGCCACCAGAACTTTGTCCTACAACTGAAGAACGATAACCGCCTGCGCCGCCGCCGCCTCCAAGGTCAGAACCACCGCCAGCTCCACCAGCAATTACAAGATATTCTGCATTTGTGATGTTAAGGCCTCCGGCATTAAAAGTTCCTGATGATGTAAATGTATGAATTCTAAAGTTACCACTTGTTGTAATCGTACCACCAGATGGTGCAGCCAGAACTGTTTTTGATATTGTGTTTGAAGATGGTGTACCATCTGCATTTTTGATTGATATTACAATTGTATCACCAGCAGTTTGTCCATAAACTGCGGCAGGAACAGCAAGTGTAAATGCTCCAGAAGATACTGCTTGGCCTGTAACAGTGTGAAATGCGTTACCACCTTCTGAGAACACAATATCAACATTATCAGTGTTATTTGC